CAGTGGTTAGTAGAAGCTACGGATCCAGGCTTTGATATCTGGGCTATCGATTAAACTCTCTAGCCGCCACATCTGATGCGCCCCGTCCACACTCTCATGGAACGAGCGCAGGATCCTATGGATCTCAGACTCCACGGTTCCTATACTGCCGCCTTCACCCGCGTCAACTTTCCCGATGAGCTGGGCGAGACGATCAACGGCGGACACATCCTTGCTCGTTCCAGCAAAGTGTCCAGTCCTACGAGCTACCGGAATCTGGTTCAGCTCTTTCATCATCTTCTTGAGTGAGTCTGGGGTGGATGAGGGGAGCTTGGGTGCCGGGGACTGGGGGGCGTCAATGTTATCCAACGCCCTGTCGTACGCCTTCTTCAGGTTCGGGTCCGGCTCAGCGTCCCTCATCTTCTTGAGGTCGGCCACCATCTTTTCCACATCAGCAGCATCGTGCTCACCGTGCGGATTACTGATCCGGAATCGCATGTCTGCCACATACCGTGCAGCATCCTCCCGGCCAGCTCTCTGGAGCTTCTGTGCTAGCCCCATGCTGGCAGAGTCTCCATGCATGACCCCGCCGTCTTCCTCAAGTGCTGCCCAGTTCCAATTTTTACCGGACGAGGGCAGGGACCTAGGAATCGACGCCTGAATACTCTTCTCAGCCTGGGCCGCCTTGATCGCGGCGATGCGATCACCCCGATCCAGGCTGATGCGCTTGATCCCTAGCTGGGATTCGAGGTCGGCCAGCTGAGCTGGCGTCATCTCCTCCAGGCGACTAGGCGCCGTGGGGGCGTCGGTGGTGTCCCCCCTAAAGGTAGAGCCCGCTCTCGCCTGCCTGAACTCTTCGAACCTCAACCGGGACCCGATGTTGAGACCAACGATTCTTTCGATCAAGGTCTCTCTGGTGTCTTTACCTTCAACCGGGGCGTTGCTCGCCTTGGCAATCTCCCGAAGCTCAGCCTTTGTCCGTTTACCTAGGAAGGCGTGGCCCTCCTCGATGGAATCCATCTTCGAGAGCTGTTCCACAACACTCTTGGCCGCCTCGGGTGGGGGAGCAGCAGCCACCTTCTTGGCCAGGGCCCGGCTCTGCAACTGCTCCTTTGGTACGCCCAGCACCTCAGCCGCCTGAGCGGTGACCTTCTTCTCCTCCGTGGTTAGCTTCGGTTTCTCGGGGGCCGGCTCAGTGGCCTTACGAGCGGGGCGACGGCGCGTCTTCAGAAGTCGTTCGGCTAGCGTGTTCCAGCGTTCGCTTTGCGCCTTGAGGCGTGCGTCTTTTGCCTCAGCTTCCTTGAGGTCCTTCTTGTCTTGTTCAAGGCCAGCAAGAGAGGGCTCGCGTCCTGCTACTTGATCTCGAAGTTTCTCCAGGGTGATCTGACTGTGCACGACACGCTCCCAAGAGGGGGAGCCCGCACCATTGTTCAGCTCATGGAGTCGACGACCAACGGCAGCTGGGGTATGGACCTTCTCTCCACCGGTCCCATCGAGCATGTCCTGGATGTGACCCAGCATTTTACTATCGGACTCGTCCATGCCAAGGCCCTCAGCAATGGCCCGAGCATCAACGTAGTCAGGGTCGCTGGACTTCTTGGTGACCAGGGGTGTCGGAGCCAGCTTCTTGGGGGCAGCCTTCTTGACGGCTCTTTCTGCTAGCTCCTTGCCAGCGATCTTCTTGACCAGGTCCTGGAGCAGTTCGTCCTTGGTCTCACCCTTTAGCTCCCCGATTCCACCAACCTTGGCCGCCTCCCGGATGTCATTGGGGCCGGCACTATCGATGATCTTCTTGGCCTCGGGATTGAGTTGTACCTTGATCTCTTCGGGCGTGACCGCTGGCGCTTGACGGAAGTGCTTCCGCATGAAACTGGAGGCAAGTTCCTGATCGCCGATAGCCTTCCGTAGCTTCTCTCGATCAGCCTGCAGCCGTAGACGATCGGCAAGATCATGGTCGCCGCGTAGCTCCAGCTCAACATCGGCCAGGTCCTGCTTGTTGAGGTCGATGTCATTCTCAAGGCGACGGATACCTTCGTCCGGAGTGATCTTCCCCTTGAGGACATCGTCACGGACCTCATTGATCGTGCGACCAGCGGCCGTGTGTTCAGTGATCTTCGCCAGGGCCGGGGTATTGATCCAGTCTTCGGCGAACGCTTCCCTGCGATCAGGGGCCTGGATTGCCTTCTGGGCGGCAGGAGCATTCGGCTCTGTCGGAGGGGACCCATGAGCACGGAGGCGAGCCCCCAGCTTTCTAAGATCGGCTACCGACTTATCTCTTCGGTCCTGCATCGCCTGGGTGATGTTCTTATCAGACCCAGGAGCAGGCATTGGAGACGCTTCAAGCTGGTCAGCGTCCCGGAAGATGCGGTCAGCGACCTCCAGCTCACTCATGCCCTGCTTTAGGTCAAGCTGACGGGCCGGGATAACGCCGCCGCCGTCACCCGGGATCCCAACCTCTTTGGCAAGGTCGGCAATGAGGGTAGGTTCCGGAGAAGGTGTGGGTCGATTGAACTCGGAACCACGGCCACGTCGCGTGCCCGCCTCACTGAGGACAGTCTCAATCAGCTCGCGGCGGCTCATTTTCTTGGTGTCTTGGTCTTCGCCAATCCGCCGGTCCTCCATGAACTGGCGAAGGTTAGCGATCGTAGGCTTTTTCCCGTTGAAGAGGTTCTTGATCAAGTCCTCGTTGGTGGGTTCCGAGGCAGTGGGAGCGGCTGGCGCAGCCGACTTAGCAGGTGCACTGGGGGCACCGCCACCACGAATAGCCTCCTTGATCTTGTCCTTGGTCCAAGACTGTCGGGCAGACACACCTTGAGCTTCAGCGTGGGTCAGGAGTTCGGCCTTGGTCATCTTGTCGATGTCAGGTGCGGCACCTGGCTCTGGTGCAGCAGGGGCAGCCTTCTTGGCTACCGGGGGTGCCGCACCTTCACCCTTGCGGAAATTGACTTTCCCATTGAAGTTGACGTTATCGATCCGCTTGCCATCTTCATCAAAGAACTCGAACCGTTTAGTTGGTGTTCTCTCGATGCGGGCAATCTTCCGTTCAACTTTGTCGAACCCAACGATGCTGTCGCCGACTTCCACATTCTTGGGAAAGTCGCGCTGGATTGCTTTTGTTGAGGTAGGAACAGATGGGGGCGCCTCCTTGGCCAGTGCCTTGTTAGCCTGCTCAGCTTTTTTGACTTCGCGGGCTGCCACCTTGTCCCGGGCACTTTGTAGCGCATCAGCATGACTCTGGCCGTTGTTGCGGAAAGCTCGGTAGGAGTTCTGTTCCGATGGACTGAGGTCGGCGTAATCCCGGCGCTGTTCAGCAGTCAGATTCCGAGAAGTGATCCGCTTGACGGCCGGCTTTGAAGGAACAGCAGCCTTACTTGTTGATGGTGCCCCAGGAGTTGCTTTTGCCGCCCGCCGAGCTTCCAGGTTGGTGACCTTTTCAGGGACAGCCTCCTTTACCGGCGCTGGTGCAGGCTTACCCTGACGCTCCAGCCCAAACTCTTTGGCGATGGCATCCGCCAACTGATCTTGAGCCTTGATGTCATCGGCCAGGTGTGGATCCTTGCGACCGGTGGTCTTGTCTTCCTCCTGGATTCCACGGTTCTTTTTGATGTCGGCTTCAAGCTCCCGAAGCATGTCCTCCGGGTTCTTTTTCCCAGAGGCGACACCGAGGAAGGCGTTGTTCCATTCCCGACGCCGGTTGCCGTCTGTCGGGGAAGGGATCTTCCCTTCACGTACGGCACTACGGATGTCGGGGGTATGTGCAGGAGGTGCCTCGGGAGGTAGCGCGGGAACCTCTGGTGTAGCTGGTGCCTCGGGGGCTTTAGCTTGAGCAATCTCAGCAGTGCCCTTGCCATGAACATCAGGTCCACCCAGGGCAGGATGAGCAATCGGCTCATTGCGAGGTGGTGGCCCCCCAGTATTTGGAGCACCTTGTGCCGGTGGCAACTGTGCCGGCTGCTCAGCCTTGACCTGCTGCGTACCCTGCTGGATGGCCTCCTGCTGCAGCTGAAGATCCGACTTCGAACCTTGCCGTTTTGTCTGTCCCTGCTGTAGCTCCAGGACCCGTTGCTCACGCTGTTGAGGGGTCAAGCCAGCGCCACGGGGGCCTGGACTCAAAGGCTCATGATCACTCTTGCCGGTCTTTGGAACAGCCACGGCCATCACATAGAAGCCACCCCGGCCATCCGACTGGACCTTAGAGACGGCGAACTCCTGGTCCCGATCCAGGAACACGGCACGGTCGTTCGGGGACCGGGCCGGGATGATGGCCTTGGTGCCTTTGGGGGTGGCAATGACCATGGTGACCTTGCCGGGGCCATGGCCCATCGGGGTGCCGATGACCGTGGCCGAATAGCCAGGATCTTTGATGACCCAGCCAGTCAGATCTTCTAGGCCACCCTGCTCACTGCCCAAGGTTTCTGGCGTCAACCCGAAAGCATCGGCATTCATGGTGCGACTCAGGATCAGCGGCTCGGTGGTGTTGATGGCCGAGGCATCCATCATCTGAACGAACTTCTTGGTGGATTCGTCCATGTCGCCGGAGCGGAGATGTTCGTTGGTTTCGTCTAGGTCGGCGTGCAGGCGCGGATATCCCTGCCCTCCCCCGAACCGGGAAGGCTTGGCCCGGTTGAAGGCGTACTGGGCAGCCTGTCCGTCGGACTGAAAGGTGCGGGGCTGGAACTTGTCCAGGAAATTGGTGATGGCATTGACGGCGTTTTCCGCCATCTTGAAGGTCTTGCGGAAACGCCCATGGCTGTCTCGCGGGTGGAGTAGTTCCTCCCGCGAGCCCCAAGACCCACCAATGCCAGCCATGTGCCTATCCCTGCGTTGCGACGGGTGGAGTCGTTGCCTGTGCCGCGTCTGAGTTGAGCTGATCGATGCCAGGAATCTCCTGCCCCGGCTGAATCACCCGACTGAATCGGGCATCAGCCATGGCTGCCATCGTCCAGGCATCCATCTGGTCCGGCCCAATACTTGAATCGTCAAGGATCGGGTCCTGCCCCGGCGCCGGAGCGGGAACCTCAGGTGCTGCTGGAGCTGCCCCGGGGACCGGTGCCGCTGGTGCAACTGGGGGAGCAGCTGGAGCCGGTGGGACAGGCGCGGTCACGAGGATGCCAGCTGAGCGAAGCGGGCTGCCCGCTCACGTTGGGCGTAGATCTCCTCGTCGTCGAGGATGTCCTGCAGTCGGGCAGCTAGCTCGTCTCGGTCCTCCTCGTCAAGCTGAGCTGTCACGCTCGCGGTGAGGGCCTCCACGATTCCAGTTGGCGGTACGAACGGCTCGTCCATCTCCTCGGTCTCCTCAATCCACACCGATCCAGCCGCCACCAAGGCGAGCTGCTCATCGGATTCCATGGAGTACACCGGGAACGCTGGGGCATTCACAGCCAGAGCGGCGGTGAGTTCCAGGCTTCCCTTTTCTCGGCGCCAGTCGCCGGACAGTGGGGAACGACGCAGCTTCGCCACCTTCTTTGGAGTGGCCTCGGGGACCACGGCCCCAGCCACCCAGATTCCATACTCGTCTTCGCCGGCTCGCACTACAGCGATCTCGTCACCGGTGTTGTCGTAGTGCAGGGCTGCCGAGGCGTAGCCAAGGTTGATGTTGGCGTGCCGAGTGTCCATCACGATCTTGCCGACGGACAACACGTCACCTTCGGCCGTGACGACTTCACCGAGATGGAATGGCGCGTACCCCTGCCGTGAACGTGGGGCAAGGACACACTCCCGCATGGCCACGTCCCGGTGACAGACTCCCCACTCAGCCAGTCGGCCTTTGACTCGGCCATTCTGATCCACGCTGAGTCGGAAACCCTTGGGCAGCTTCGGGTCTTCGAACCATTCCCGAGGTGGGGTCAGCATGTAACCGTCATCGGACATGCTGGCCGTGATAGAAGCCTGGTCCGAGGAGATCTCGACGCCGTGCTTCTTGGCAGCTGCAACGATCCTGGCCTTGATGAGCTTGAGCTGCTCTGGCTTATAGAAGGAAGCGTTGTCCGACTGGTTGATGTAGGACCAAGCCGCCCGAATGTGTTCGGGGGTGTCGATCGGGTACCGCTTCTTACTGTCCCGGTATCCCGGGTCGGCGTAAGCAACATCCCCATAGGGTTGAGCCGCTCCGCTCGCGTATTCATCCATGGAAAGTTGCACCCCTTCCTGTGCCGAGCGGTCCCATGGGGCTCGGATGCTTTGATCGTTGAAGGCTGTGGCCATCTCTGGGTAAATGTCAGAGATCACGTTACGGATCTGGGCGATCTCTGTCTCTGGTACATCGGGCAACCCGCCGTGGGCACCAGACAACAGAGCCGCAGCCGCATAGACAGCATGGAATATCAGGGTCAGCCGGCCATTGATGATGTCCCCGAGTGGCAACCGGTACGAGGTTGGATCCGTGGGTGGCTTACTGGCGTCGAAGTACATAAAAGCCCGACGCATCTTCTCGGTGTCCTGGCCACCATTCGCCCAAGCCGTGATGCGCTTGACCGCATCGTCGTTGTCGAACACCGAATCACGTGGGGCTAGTGGCAGTCCACGCCAGCCGCTGGTGTTGACCACAAACACGTGGTCGTCATCGCCGCTGTATCCCACAGCCTTGGCAGTCGCCTTTACCGAGGCACTGTGGCCACAGCCGCAGTCCTCTTCGGCGCTCATGTCCATGACCATGTCCGGGTCGTCTTCGGGCCAGTCTCCGTCAGTTTCGAACACCATCTGACGCAGCGCCGCGAAGGCCGGGATGGAGACCATGGTGGCCCCACCGATCACGAACTGGAGCATGTGTTCGAACCCGGTCTCAGGGTTCACGGTGACGTTGACCCGGCCACCTGGGTCCACGCTCGGACCGGAGACGCCCATCTCGGCCAGATACCGGGCCCGCTTGGCCTCTGGGACGATGTCCTCATCGAGGTAGTCGCCCCAGCCCCAGGCAAACTCCAAGCCCTTGTCGTCGGGGCCGTAGCTCACGCCAAGGATGCGGCCGACGGTCATGGCACCTTCGTGTCCGTTGCCCTGCATCAGGCGGGCATCGAGCGGAAGGGGCAGGACACGGTGGCTTAGCGATCCTTGCTCGAACACTCGGGTCCGGCGTGGCTCACCGGTGGGACGACCGATCGGGGCAAGAGGCCCGGCCCAGGCGTACTGGCCGAGCTTCGGTTGCCGGTCCAGCAGGGCCTGGGCGGCGGTGAGTGCCTCCAGGTCCTCGTACCCACCAACCATGGAGGCGGTGAGGGAGTGGTGATGCGACTCCAGGGACCCATGCCCGGGTGGGCCGCCGGTGGCTTTGGTGTGCAGGATGTTGCACAGCCCCTTGGGGTCCTTGGGGAAGTATTTGGTGAGCTGCCGGACGCACCGAAGGAAGTCGCCGGGCACATTCCAGCGAATCTTGGCAGCACCTTTTCCGGCCAGCCAGTATCGTTGAAGCTGGAGGGGCATTCCCCTAGGGCTCGGGTCTACCATTACCCCTCCTCGTTCAAAATCACTAGGTCACATCGGCAGTTGATGACCGACTCTGGTGGTCCTATTGGATCACCGGGGAACTGAAGAGGGAAGCCGTCTACATAGAACGGCATGCCAAGATCACGAACCTGGCCATCAACCGCGCGGTGGGAACTCCGGACTCTTTGATCGTGTTCAGTGTCCCAGCGCTTACGTAGCAGGCGACCGGTGACTCGACTTTGTTCAAGTCCCGCAGCCAAAGTCCCAGCGCCGTAGGCCCGAGTCGTCTCAGTCTGGGCAATGACCTGAGCACGATTTGTCCATCGTTCCGATCCCGTGAAGGAAAGGACACGGTCCACACGTTGCGCGATCTGCTCCTTGGATTCACCGGCATTTACTCCATCAGTAATCTCGGCGAACACCAGGTTGTAGACCTCGTCCGGAATACGAACCAGGAAATTCTGCGTCTCGGCGAGTTGGGAAACTACGAAAGCGTGCCGGCTCACCGGTGGCACATTGGTGGCCTGGCTCCAGGCATTCAGCCCAATCTGGCCAATGGTGGAAAGGATCGTCTCCACCTCGTCATTCCACTGGCCCTGGGTGCTGTAGATGGCCGTGGGATCCGGCTGCAGCTTGTACTGAGTCCAGGGCGCCATCACTGCCGCCCTAGCCCGAGCCAACCAACGGCGCAGGGCCCCAGCCACCACACCCGCCAGGTTGCTTTCATCATCACTACGACTCATCGATGAAGCCTGCTTGCTTCAGGTATTCACCCAGCAAGGTGACCTGGTGTGGCTTCTCGCGGGTCAGCAGCGTGATGCAGTAATGGTTCAGTGCTGTCTCTAGGGCCATGGCGTCGAGCCCAGGGTCCACATGAGAGGCCAGAACGTGGAGGTGATCCCACGCTCCGTCCAGCAGCTTCTCCGCCTTGTCCTTGCCTTGTACCGAGATCTTGGTGTGCAGCTCGTAGGTAGGCACAGAGAACTGGTGCCTGTTGATGTTGCCGGCCAACCGTTTTCCGGCCACCTCCAGGGCCCGCAGTACCGTGGCGTTCGCCATGACGAGGACGTTGGCCCAAGCCGGCACCGACGCTGAGGCGGTGACACCGGCTGGCACTGGTGGCGGACCACCGGGCGCGTTCTGTGCCTCGGTGATCTGGGGGATGGGGCCGCCGGCCGTGGGGGAGATCCCGGTGGGTGGCACCGGGGGCGGGGGCGGACCCGCCCCCGGCGTCCCCGGCTGGGTCTGTGGCGTGACGACGGTCTCGGGGGGTAGAACGTCGTCGGTATATCCCGCCACTTTCCGTACTGCCGGGATCTGGAACAGATTGGGGTCCCGGAGCATCAGTTCACGGGTGAACTTTTGAAGATCTTCTTCGACGCTAGGGGCCGCACTGATGGCGTAGTCACCTTGGAGGAGGACTTCTGCCTTACTGACCAGACCCTGATCGTAAAGCTCGCGGGTCTCTTTGAGCCGTTCTGGACGCACGGTGAGTGGGGCCGTGTCGTACCAGTAGATGTACTTTTCGGGGTCTTGTCCGATGCGCTTGAGGGCAGGGATGAGGTAGCCCGTGGTCAAGGCATCACAGATACGAGTCATGAGCGGCTCGATATGAACCTTGATCTGGCCTTCCATGATCTGCCAGGCACCCCAGTGGTTCGCCTCGCCGACACCGGTCAAGATGGACGGCTCAATGTCCATGGCCAGGGCGAACCGGCGCAGGGCCTCCGAGCGTAGGTCCATGGCCTGTTTGGACAGCTCACTGGCGAAGGAGATCAGCTCGATCTTGCCCAGGGCCTCCATGGGCATCTCGACCACGGTCGGCATGACCCCAGCCGCCGTACCTTCACCTTTCAGGCCCATGGTGCCGGTCTTCATCAACAGATTCGTGAGACCCTCGGCCCCAGGGATCTCAACATCGTCGTCGGGGAAGCTGGTTTCCTTCGGAATCGGAAGCAGGCCAGCGGAGACGAGCCGGGAGTCGATCTGGGCGAAGACGTAGCGGGTGAGCCGTTCAATCTCCCACAGCATCGGCATCGCGGCCCGGGTCGGGGAGTCTGCCCACAGTGTCCGGCGGGGGTGCGGGGTCCAGACCCGGATGATGATGTCTTGCTCGGGGTCCAGCTTCTCCGGATTCCCTTCGTAGTTGGTCATCTCAATGACCCCACTACGTGAATACTTCTTCAACTCGGAACAACTGAGGACAAACCACTCATCAGAATCGAGCTGATCCGTGCTGCGCCCGATGATGTAGGCATCACCGGCAATGGTGAGGTCGATCCCGAGTAGTCGCAGCGCCTCAGACTTGTGAGCGGCATCCCCAAACAAGGTGTCCGCGAGCCCGGCCACCTTCTTGTTCTTGGTCTCCTGTTGGACCCGACCGTTGTCATCAACCTCGGCCACATAGATACGCACCCGGGAACAGGCAGCCCCGATCCAGTTGGCTACAAACCGGAGTTCCCCGATGATGTCATAGAGTCGCCACGCCTCCTGCTGCCACGAGTCGTCACCAAACCGGTAGCTCCTCCATCCGCGCCCTTCCAGATTGGTGATCCGGGCAGCCGAGGCGACGAGGCTTCGTGGTGGGGACTCATGGGCAGGTGGGGCGACTAAGAGGGCCTTCTGCCTGCCCAGGCGCATGGGCTACTCCTTCCGGTCCAACAAAAGACCAGTAACCATGGAGATGGCGGGCACGGCATAGATGGCCACGACCCATTGATAAGGAAACAGGACAGCTGGTACGGCGAGCGGCGACAACCACATTCCCATGCACCACGGACAGTGCACAAAATAGGAGGGCATAGAATCGGCCCCCCATTTATTCACTACCCATCGCCGCCAACTGCTGGTGAGTCGGTCCTCCACGAGGAGACGAGTTCCTCGGGCGACCGCTAACGCTGCAACGATCAGCGCAATGACCAGCATGTACATACTGTACGGGTGTCCAGAACACAAGGGGTAGATGCAAGCAAAAACAGAGCCCTGGGTCGATAAACCCAGGGCTCTGTTTTCATTGATCAGATGTCACGGGGTGTCGGGGGTGACTTCCTCCGGAGGGCCAACGTTGATAGCCACTCGCTCGGCGAGACCGGCCACAACCACGATCTGCAGATCGCCACTCGCCGTGGTGCCATTGAACGTGGCTTCCAGGTGCAGGTTGGCGGTACCCAGCGTGCCAGTAGCAGCGGCCTCACCAGTGCCGTCACCGTTGTCAGTGAGAGCAATGATGGTCGGGTCGTCCACCGTGTACACGAAGGTGGCGCCGGCCGGCGTCGATTGTGGGTTGCCAACCTCATCAGTGAAGGTGGGCGCGAGAAGCGCGACCTTCATGTCGGCTGCAAGATCCATGACGAGATCAATCCTTCCAGTCCAGGGGGTGTAGGGAGGGGGTTTGATGACACGGTCGGACGGGTCCGTATTGGTGACGGAGCCCAGATGCCACACAACCTTGAGTCGTGGGCAACACTTGACCCGGAAACCAAAGTCAAGGACGAGGTCCCCAAGGTCGATACTGGCCAATTTGGGGCACACCTCCTTCCAGTCGACTTCCTTACAGTAGTCGACCCAAGTCGTACATCGACTGATCGATCCTAAAGCCGTCGTACTTGCTCAGGTCGGCAGCACCTAAACGCCTCCGCTCCCCGCTCATGAGTTTGATGCACGCATGGACCAAGGCGTCCATTCGGTCCGGTGACTCGCGGGTGGACTCGGGATCGAAGAGGACCATTTGATCCTCCAGTTCTGGCCACGTCCCCACCATGTGCAACTTGCCCTGTTCATTTCTCATGGCGACAGGCTCAGCCCGGGTCTTCTTTCCATGCTTGGCATGGACGGCCTGCATCGGTGGAGAGGTGTGCTTTGGGAACAGGCCAAGCTCAATGGATTCCTGATAAGCGTCCCGGAGAACCTCTTCCAGATACCGTTTACCAAGGTTTTCCTCATAGACCAGAACATCGGCCCCGTAATCAGAGACTTCACGCCAGGCAGCCAGTACCGCTTGCCGGCCCGAGTACTCCACCGAAGCATCGGCCAGGACGTAGAGGTCGTTGTTGGCGCTCCGGCCCACCACCACGATGCCGAACATGGCGTCTTCGCCGGTGAGGTTCGGGTCAGCCCCCACCACAACGGACACAATGTCGTCTGGTCGTTCCGCCACCCGGTTGTTTGCGATGTCCAAGCGCTTGAACAACCCACCGGCAGTCAGCTCCAGGAGCCGGCCGTACAGCTCCTGCTCACCAAGGGCGGTACCGGCGTAGCGAAGTTTCAGCTCCCGCAGGGCATGCGAAGACAGGTTCGAAGCGTTGTCAAAGGTGGACCCAGTGATGACGTGAATGGTGTCGTCGCTGCGGGACAGCCACTCAGCCAGCAACTTGATCGGCTTCGGTGTGGTGGTAACGAAGGCCCGGGGATGATCGTTGACCAGGTCAGCTCGCAGGGATGGCAGGAGCCCCTCGTACCACGTTTCGTAGGGTTTGACCCACTTGGCCATCTCGTCACAAACCACGCCGGCTGCGTTGTATCCCCGCCCCGTATCGGGGTCGTCGGCCCCCTCCAGGTAGATCTTTGCCCCGTCCGGGAACAAGACCATGGGTCGGGGGCTCTGCTTGTACCGGTGGTCGATCTTGCGCCGGGTCAGCACGTTGAGGATGCCGCTGGGGCCTTCGGCGTTGATCGTCCTGGCGTCGGCCAGGGTGTCTGCCACCACCAGCCATTCAGTGGGCACGCCGTGACGGTCGAACGGGTGCTGGAGCACCCGTTCGGTGATCCATTCGGAGGAGGCTCGGGACTTCCCGAAGCCACGACCGGCGAGGGCCAGACAGACGAGCCAGTCACCTTCGGGCGGGACCTGCTCCGGTCGAGCGGTCCACCACCACTCGTTGCGCAGGATCTCGGGGAGCAGTTCTTCGGGCAGGTTGGCAATCCACTCGTCCCGGTCTTGTGCCGGTAAGGCGGCTACGCGCTCTTTGAGGGACTTGCCCATGTTGGAGATAGTACGGGTGTTCGCTCACGGCGAACAGCTTACGGGCTTGACATCCCACCCCTGGGTGCGTGTATGGTTGGTCTCGCGACAGGCACCTGGATCCCAACCATGTGACTACATCGCAGCCAGATCCGAAGACCCGGGTTACTTCCCTCACATTGTAGAGAATACAGAAACCTGAGTCGCCTTGTTGCCTGGCTGCTTCATCTTGACAAATGAATACGTAGTTGCCAGATCCGATCGTTTCGGGTTACTTCCACGCTAAGGATAAGTGACGAGTTCGATTCTCGTAGGCTCCAGGAAACTGGGGCTTGGCAAGGCGCCAAAAACACCTGAGACACCTTGTTGCCTGGCAACTTTTACTTGGTCTCTGTCGTCCAACGTGAAGACACTCCGCCTAAAGCCGAGAGACGCTGGTTAAACTCCAGCCGGGGACCAACCAACGTGGTCCTGGTCGTCTAACGTCAAGACACCCATCCCGGTAATGCGCAGGTCTCTCTTGAGAACGGGCGGTGAACGGGCCCTCAAAGGGAGACGCCGGTTCAACTCCGGTCGGGACCACCCAACGTGACACCAGATCCGATAGATCCGGGATACTTCTGCACAAGGGGAAACCCGTGGAACCCTTAAACGCCGCCTCAGAAACGGAAGGTTGGGGACTTGCCTGGATCGCTTTGTTGCCTGGTGTCTTAAGGGCCGGATAGCTCAACTGGAATAGAGCCCGGATTGCCGGAGCTATAGCGGGTTCAAGGCCCGCCCGGTCCACGTTGGTACCAGATCCGAAGACATGGGTTACTCCCAAGGTGGAAGTGGAGGTATCAAATCCTCCGCCCCCTGCTACCAAGCTCATAGGGGGGTTGTGTAAGTAGCACGCCACCCTCATGTCACCTGCGTCGACTTTGTTGCCTGGTACCACCAGCAGCTGGGCTGGACGTGAGACTCCAGTGGAGAGCAGGGTGGTAGGTCTCCTGTGGCTGACAATGACCTACATGGAAAGGGGCCGGATCCCATCGCCTACTCGATGCGGATTCCGGCCCCTTCTGTATGTCTAAGGGAGAAGTGATGACCATATCGATGACCGATCTCGGCTGGATGGCCGGGATTATCGATCTCAAGGGAAGGATTCATTTCAAGAGAAACCAACAACGGGTGACGACGCAGACCATCCTCACGGTTGACAGCAAGGATGCCGCCATCATCCGTCAGCTCAGCCGGCTCACGGGAACTAAGCCAGAGTTCAAGAACACCAAGACGCTGTCGGACTTTATCCGTCGGGGCTGCAGTGAACATTGCCCCGAGGCCCATGTCCATGTCACTGACAGGGAATGGGTGGCGGAGATTTCCCGGTGGACGATCACGGGCGCTGGCCTGGTGGTGGTACTGGATAACCTGTTGCCATTCCTGGTCCTTGACAAGGGCTACCAGGAGGCCATCGAGGAGATTCAGAAGGTCACGGCCTACTCGGGCCGAGGCAGTGGCTCGGTCTACGCCACGCTGGCCCGGCTGAAGAACCTCGGCTGGGACCTACCACCGGTCTACGAACTTGCACTGCAGTACCACGAAAAGGAGAAGGCAGATGGCACGACTGAACAAGGCGGGGGTGAAGACGGCGAAACCGTCGGCACTGTCCCCGGTGACGACGACGACTCAGGACACGAAGACGTTTGAAGGCGCAGCCGCCTGGTCTCGTGACGCCAAGTCGGACCTGTTCCTACTCGCGGTAACCAACTTCTACGGGGAGGACACGTTCTATGAGAAGGCCGGCGACCGCAACCAGCGCTTCATCGAGCTGGTCCATCGTGTTGCCGCCGAGGACGCTGAGTGGCTGGGTAAGTTCCTGCCCTGGTTGCGGCGAGACGCCAACATTCGCACAGCAGCTGTCGTCGGTGCTGTTGAGGCGGCGCGTGCGCTATCACGTGACGGTCAGCCGGGCACACAGATGGGCCCGGCCCGCCGGATTATCGGTGAGACTCTGCTCCGCGCCGACGAACCCGGAGAGGCTCTGAGCTACTACCTGCAGACGTACGGTCGCAAGATTCCTGGCCCCATCCGTCGCGGTATCGCTGATGCGGCCAAGCGGCTGTACACGGAGCGTAACTTCATCAAATGGGACTCGGACCGGAACTCGGTTCGGATGGCCGACGTGATCGAGTTGACGCACCCGAATCCAACCGCACGGCTGTACCAGCCAAAGCTGTTCAAGTACATGTTGGACAGCCGCCACCGTTCTACCGAGATCCCGGAAGGACTCAACATGATCCGGTACCGGGACCACATCCTCCGCGATCTCCAGGATCCCAAGGAACGTATGCACCTGCTCCGGGATCCAGTCGTCGGAGAGCACCTGGCCGAGGCCGGGATGACGTGGGAGGCGTTGTCTTCCTCGGGTCCCATGGATAGGGCTGCCTGGGAAGCCATCATCCCGAACATGGGATACATGGCTCTGTTGCGGAACTTGCGCAACTTCCAGGAGGCTGGCATCTCCAAGGAGATGATCACCTACGTGTCCAATGTGCTCATGGAGCAGACTGCTGTGCTCAACTCTCGGCAGCTGCCGTACCGGTTCCTGTCGGCATACCTGGAGGCGACCAATGCCGCCTGGGCACAGCCACTGGAGGCGGCCATGCAGTACGCCACGGCCAACATCCCGGCCCTCCCGGGCTCGACGCTGGTCCTGGTGGACACCTCGTCCTCCATGTCCAGCATGGGTTGGAGCAAGAAGTCGAAGATCACGCCAATGATGGCCGGCGCCCTGTTCGGGGTGGCCCTGGCGGCCAAGGGGGAACGGGTGGACCTGTACGGGTACGCCGATGGCGTGTTCCGGCACCCTGTTGGTAAGGGTGCCGGCGTGCTGCGGGAGACGGAGCGGTTCGTCCGTCGGGTCGGCGAAGTTGGCCACGGTACCCGGACGGCGGAAGCGCTGAAGGCAACGTGGACTGGCCAGGATCGGGTGGTCATCGTGACTGATGGTCAGACCTTCTTCTCCTGGGGTGGCAACGTTGGTGACCAGATCCCGGCCAACGTACCGATCTATGCCTTCAACATGATGGGGTACGCCCCGGCCATGATGGAGACATCGTCCACTCGGCATGAGCTGGGTGGGTTGACCGATCGGACCTTCGCCATGATTCCGTTGGTGGAGGCCGGACAGCGGGCACAGTGGCCTTGGGAGGAAAAGTGACAGAGCCCCAGCTAGGTCCTGACTTCTTTGATCTCAGCGCCGAGGAGCGCGGCTACTGGTACGACAAGGTCGAGGAGGAGACCGGTTCCAATTTCTGGGATCTTCCTGCCGAGGAGCGCGGGCGGTACTACGACAAGGCGACTGGTCGGGAAGGACAACGATGACCACTCACGTACTACTGATCACGGACAAATCTGGTTCGATGGCACCCGTACAAACGGACGTGCGCGGCGGGTATAACACGTATCTGGACAACTTGTCCGAAGATGCGGACAACTGGTCCATCACCTCGGTGTTGTTCGATACCTACGTCACCACCCTATGTGAGGCGGCCGGCGTTACTGACGCCCCCCGGCTCACCGTCGAGAACTACCAGCCGGGCGGGAACACCGCCCTTCTGGATGCTGTCGGTACCGGCGTCACCAACCTGGAGAAGAAACTCACCCTCAACGAGGGTGACAAGGTCCTGGTGGTGATCCAGACCGATGGCGAGGAGAACTCCAGCCGTGAATGGAGCCTCCAGGCTGTTCAGGATTTGATCCAGCGTCTGGACGGCAAAGATGGGTGGGGTTTCCTATTCATTGGTCAGGGACCGGGCTCCTGGGACGTGGGGCGTCGACTCGGCACGATGACCGTGAATTCGAGTAGCGGCAACATGTCGAGCCGCAATACCTATGGCGCCATGGCGGCAGTTACTCGGCAGTATGCCGGCGGCCAGACCATGGGTGCCGTTGGCGACTTCCTGAAGGAGGAGCACCGCAAGGGCGGGACGCTTGGGGAGGACAAGTCATGACGCAGAGGTAGCGGGAGAGACCCGCTCCGGAAAGGCAGTCATGGCGCGAACCGACGCGCATCGTCCGTACCATGTGCTCGAAGTTGATGAGCCACAGCGATTCAGGGAACACCACAACCATCTCAACGGCGTCTGTGATCTTGTACCTGGCATCGAAAGTGCTTGGAGCAGGTTCTCTGGACACTGCTACCGCAGCTACGTAGGCAAACAACGTCTCTGCGGCTGCTCCTGGTGTGGCGGTAGTCACTATCGCTTTCGGGAGCGCCGCTGGTGGCGACACAAGATTAGACAACTGCTGAGCGATGCTCGCAAGCTGGACGACTGGGACGATCTGGACGTCTGGCCAAGACGTACGATGCCGTGGTAGAACAAGAACCCCCCGGGTGAGCCGATCTCCACCCGGGGGGTTCTTTTTTGTCAGACCCCACCCGTACGATCCATGACATTAGGCGTAGGGAGGGGTAGGCTCCGGTGATCACCGACACCCGCTTCAGGGAGTTCACCTTGCGCGACGAAGACGACATCGAGCTTGGCCGTGCTGTGGCAGCTGATGGCCGGCTCGCGCAGTTACGCAGCCGGCTAGGTCTGTCTAAGCAGGCAATGGCCGAGCTGTTGCATACATCCACCATTGTTTATGCGAGCTGGGAAGCGCGAGCAGTCCGGCTGTGGCCGTCCACGGCTGGCCGGGTCGGTCGCTTCTACCGGTTCGCCTCAAAGGAACTCGACATCCTGGAAGACGACGGCATCAAGGTATCCGAGCTAATGCCGCTGTACCTTGTCGCATCCTCGATCGGGGTACCGCAGGAGCTACTGCTGAGCTGGTACCGGAATGGGGATTTTGATGCCGTAGACCTTGGCATTCTGGGTCTGTGGGTTCACCGCGATGACCTCGCTGAGATCCTATGAACTGTGTCATCTGCGGCGAAGTCATGGACCCGGTACTGCGGCCAGCGGTGGCGCATCCGATGTGTGCTCCATTTGCAGAGCCGGGCGACGAGGATCCCTTCGCCGCGATGCTCAAACAGAACCTGACTGACATCATTTTATGGGCCGAGAAGCAGAATCCTCGGGCCAGCCAGGCAAACATTGGACCGTCGGAGATTGGCGATCCCTGCGACCGACGGATCGGGTACCGGCTGGCCGCGATCCCGGCCTGCAACAAGGACTTTGACCCGTGGGCAGCGGTCATGGGTACTGCCGTGCACACCTGGTTGGAGGGTGCGGTCACGGCCTGGTCAGAGGCTCATAATTCCACTGACTGGGCGACAGAAACGAAGCTGGCGATCAGCGAATTCATTGACGGCCATTCGGATCTGTATTGGCGGGCATTCCAGACGGTGATCGACTGGAAAACAGCTGGCCCTGATGTCATGAAGAAGATCAAGAAGGAGGGGCCGCCGCCGGGGTACATCATCCAGGCGCAGATCTACGGGTACGGCTATGAGCAGAAAGGGTGGCCGGTACAGCGGGTGGCCCTGGCGTTCCTATCCCGGGCTGGCTGGCTACGGGACATGTACATCTGGTCGGCGCCGTATGATGCTTCCGTTGCTGAGCGGGCGATCAACCGGCTGTATCAAATAGCGCACGAAGTCGTATCCAAGGACATATTGAAGCAGAGTCATAGGTGGGAGCAGATCCCGGCGACCCCGAGTAATTCCTGCGGGTTCTGTCCTTGGTACAACCCCGGTAAAGAGGCCGATACAGGAGCAGATGATCAAGGATGTCCAGGGAGGTGAATATGACACAGCTTTCACAGGAATGGTTCATGGAGATGGCCAAGCTCATCAAGGCCCGCGACCATGGTCTACAGATGATTGAGCGTTGGCAGACCAAGGTCAATGAGGCCGAGGCAGCTATCGCTGCACTGTCCGAGGGCACACCAGCAGCAGTCGAACCAGCACCAGAGCCAGCACCAGTCCAGGAGTAGAACATGGCATTTGGGGAGCCGGAAGAAACCGGCGGACTACGACTCAACCCGAAAGACATCATCAACCACTTACTCATGGTGTGGTCCTGCGACTACATCCCGCACAGCCCCACCCAGTTCACCCAGCCGGGCAAGCCCAGCGACGTGATCGTGGTCGACGTCGTCGACCTGGACCAGATGGGTGAGGATGGGCGGCCAGGGCTGCTGGCTCGGAAGTGTTGGTGGCGACAGGCTCAGCTCATCCAGAGCCTGAAGGGACGTATCGGTCAGAAGGACCCTGTCTTGGCCCGCATGGGCAAAGGCACCGGGACCATGGGTCGAGCCGCCCCGTATCAGCTGTACTCGGCCACCTCGGACCCGTCCTCGGTCAAGGTGGCTAACGCTTGGCTGGAGGGGCACCCGGACTTCGTTCCTGGGGCACCTGGGCCGGCGCCGGCACAGTCCTTTGAGCAACCAACGGTGTGGACGCCGTCAGGTAACCATCCACCGTCGCACTGGGACACTCCGGAGTCGTCCTACATG